ACGACGATGTCGACGCCGCGGTCGGGCCATCGGTAGGTGAGGCCGCTGTCGTCGGCGTCGGCGATGACGCCGCCGAGGCGCCGGCGGACGTTGCCGAGGGTGTCGAACGTGTAGCCATCGGCGTCGAGGGCGGCGCCGTCGATGGTGATGCTTGTGATGCTGGTGACGGGGTAGTAGGGGAGGACGAGGAGGTCGTCGCCGTCGGGGTCGATGGTGACGACGCCGTCGGTGACCGGGCCGAACGTGAAACCTGGCATATCGCCGGCGACGATGGCCTCGGCGCGCTCGAGGAGGCGGTCGACGCGGTCGGCCGAGGCCGTGAGGTCCTCGCCGACGAGGTCCTCGACGTCGGTGCGGGTGGCTGCGGTGGGCATGGGGCTCCTCCTCGAGGGTGATGGTAGTGCGACGGCCGAGGCCGCCGGCGGCGCTCGAGAGGGGGCGAGCTCGCCGGCGGCCGGCCGTCACTGGCTGAGGGGGTAGCCGGGTCAGGTCTTGGCGTGGTGGAACGCGACGCCGCAAGCATCGCGGAGCTCGCTGAATCCGTAGAGGACGTCGAGCGTGACCTGCACGCCGAGGTAGTCGGCGCTGTAGCTCGCGGTCTGGCGGATGGCGAGCCCGCTAACCGGGTCCATCATCACCATCTGCGACACGCCGGGGGCCTCGGCCGTCGGCAGAGCTCGCATGGCGAGGATGCCGAACTCGGGCGTGCCGGCGATGCCAGAGGCGCCGGCGCCGCCCGACGGGACGAGCTGCGACATGTAGACGTCGGCGCCGTAGGCGCTGCCGATCATGCCGTTGCTGATGCCGTCGGGCTTGCTGTTCGCGAAATACGTCTGCAAGTTGGAATCGCCGAGGAGGTCGACCTCGCCGGCCGGGCCGACGATCACGAAACGGCCCTCCATTGGGGCCTTGTTCGTGTTCAACTGCTGACGGGCTGCGAGGAGCGTGGCGTTGGTCGGTGCCGTTGCCGGGTTGCCGACGTTGGTGCTGAAACCGCTGACGAGGCCGAGGACGTCGGTTTCGATCTTCTCGGCGATCGCGACGGCGGCCTGACGGGTGTGGCCGGCGACGGTGTCCTGATTCGCCTGAGCTCGGGCCGGGTCCTCGACGAGGAACGAAACCTCGTAGTGCTGGTCGAGCGTGACGTTGACGGTGCCGGCGCTCGGGTTCTGCAACGTGACCGCGGTGCCCTTGGCCTTCTCGGTGGCCGTGAACGTGCCGGGGACGGGGATGTTGAGGACGTCGCCGACGCCGAACGCGCCGGTGATGTCGGTGTCCTTCGTGATGAGGCGGGCCGCGACGATCTGGTTGCGGAGCACCTCGAGGGCGCTGTTGGCCCAAATCTCGGGGATGAAATTGCCGAGGGCGCCGGCGCCGCCGGTTGCGTTGGTGAATGTGTCGGCCATGTGGCTCTACCTTTCGAGGATGGCCGCCGGCCGGATGCCGACGGACCTAGTCGTTTTCGATGCGGCCCTCGCTGGCGGCCTTGAGGATGGCGTCCTTGTTGGCTGCGTAGAACTGAGGGTCGCGGAGCTGGGAACGCTTGAACGTCGCCGGGGTGCCGGACTGGGCGCCAGGGGTGACGGTGCCCTTGGGTGCCGGCGGCGGTGTTTCGCCGGCGGCGGGCGGTGTCTGTGCCTGGATGCCGAGGTAGGGCTCGGCGGCGACGAGCTCGTCGATGGCGGCGACAATCGCGTCGCCGTCTATGTCGCTACCGTCCGACGGGACGAAACGGTCGAGGTCGAGGAGGCGGGCGGCGAGGGCGGGGTTGGCGAGCTTGCCGGCCGCGGCCGCTCGGGCCTCGGCCTCGACGAGCTTGCGGTTGACCGAGGTGAGGGCCTCGGTCCTGCCGGCGTCGCGGGCTTCCTTGAGTGCTCTTTCGTTGTCGTCGAGCTGTGCCGTGCGGAGCTTCTCGAGCTCGGCCTCCTGGCGCTTGGCGAGGGCCTCGGCGTCGCGCCGGGCCTTTCGTTCGCTTTCGAGGGCCTTGATGCCGGCCTCGCCGAGGTCGTCGCCGCCGGCGTTGGGGGCCGGCGGTGTCGGTGGCTCGGCGGGCGGCGAGGGCGGTGCGCCTTCGCCGGCCGGCGGTGTCGATGTGCTCGTTGCGGTGGGGTCGGTTTCGGTTGCGTCGGGCATCGCGCCCATCCTCCTCGGTAGCCGTCGGCGTCGCGCCGGCGGTTGGTAGTTGCCGTCGGGCCGCCGGCGTCGCGCCGGTGGTCCTGTCTGGAACGTTACACGCGGGGCGTCACACGGCGCGGCATATCGGTCAGAGGAGGCCGTCGGCGCGGAGGGCGGCGATGTGGGCGCGTGTCTCGTCGACGTTGGCGAGGATGTCGTAGGCGACCTCGTCGTCGAGGCTGAGCTCGGCCGGCGGCGGGTCGACGAGGGGCGTTTCACTGCGGAACGTGCGGGCGGACCATGCGGCGAGGTCGGCGCGCCGTTGCGGCCTCGAGGGCCGGGCGCCGGTCTGATCTTCGGGCGGGCGGGCGTCGGTCATATCTGTCCTCGGAATAGGTCGTCGATGTCGGGGAGGCCGTCGCCGACGGCGTCGTGCCAGGGGATGCGGGCGTAGTCGGCGACGTCCTGGCCGCCGCGGCGGGCGGTGCTGATGATGCGGCTGTAGAGCTCCTCATATGACGTGCCGGGGTCGTCGAGCATGTCGGGGACGAGCTCGCCGAGGCGGTCGATGGCGGTGGCGTCGAGCTCGCTGGGGTAGTTGCGGAGGCCGTATTCGATGTCGCGGAGCTCGGCCTCGAACGCTTGGAACGACATGCGCCAGGGTGGCGGGCCGTGGACGGCGTCGACGCTGCGGTCGAGGTAGGCGAGGGCGTCCTCGACGTCGGCCTCGCGGGCGAGCTGCGCGATGCGGCCGGCGACGTCGACGTCGCTGCGGCCGACGACCTCGGACGGGAGGAGGCGGAGGTCGCTGGGCATGTAGGGGCCGGCGATGGCGTCGACGTCGACGGCGCCGCTGTAGGCGCGGGAGCTGGGCGGTTTGCCTCGGCGGATGGCGCCGGCGGCCTCCATGCGGCGGTTCTCGCGGAGGATGCGCTTGGCGGCCTCGTCGATGCTGAGGTCGCCGCCCTCGGCGGCGCGGACTGACTCGACGATGTCGTCGAGGGTGATGTTGACGTCCTTGTCGAACACGTCGCGCCGTAGCCGCTTTATCTCGCGGTCGTCGAGGGTTTCGAGCCAATCCCACGAGCCGCCGCGGAGGTCGACGCCGAACTCGTTGACGGCGCCGACGTCGGGCGGAAACGGGAGGCGGACGGCGTCCCACTTGTCGAGGTTGCTGAACGCGTCGAGCTGGGCCTTTGTGGCGGCGTCGGCGACGACGCGGCGCGTGTTCTTGACCTGGGCGCGGGCGGCGACGAACTCGTCGGGCGAAACTCCCCAACCGTCGGCGGCCTCGCGGACTGCGTCGCTGGTCGGGTCGTCGAGCTGGCGGAGGTAGTCGCGCTCGAGCTTCTGGGCCTCGAGGCGGTCGAGGCGCTTGAGCTCGAGCTCGTCGATGATGTCCTCGGGGTCGACGTTGCGGCGGATGGCGGCGCGGACGACGCTGGGGGTGTCCTTGCTGAACTGGCCGGAACGGGGGACGCGCTCGACGGCGGCCGGCGGGTCGGGGACCTTGGCGTCGGCGAGCTCCTCGGCGGCCTCCTCGACGACCTCGGGGCCTTGCCGGCGGAGGTCGCTGGCGTCGAGGACCTCGTCGACCTGCCGGCGGGCGGCGGTGAACGCGTGGCGCTCGTTGACGAGGACGGGGCCGAGCTCCCCATGTAGGCGGACGGTCGGCGACGCCGGCGGGCGGCCGGCGAGCTCGAGGGCGGTGGACGGTTGGCGGAGGTCGAGGGGGAGGGCGTCGGCGCCGTCGAGGCGGAGCTGCCGGGCCTGGGCGGCCTGGCGGCGGGCTTGGGCGCCGGCGGCGCGGCTGCGGCCGGTTGTGCCGGCGTTGCGGCGGTTGAGCCGGTCGAGGGTGCCGTCGGCCTTGAGCTCGCGGTAGAGCTCGCGGTTGACGATGCGGCCGCCGTCGTAGCCGTCGACGACGGGCGCGATGCGACAATCACACCGCGAATGGATGGGCATGAGGTCGCCGGTGCGGTAGAGCTGCGTCGAGGCGACGCGGCAGAGGTCGCAACTGACGCCGGTGAGGACGCGCCGGTAGCCGTCGAGGCCGTTGCGTTCCATTGCGTCGCGGGCGGCGGCGCGGTGGGCGAGGGCGACGTCGGCCTCGGCCATGCTGCCGGCGCG